GTAACTGCTAAAGAAGTAAGAGCAATCAAAAAAGAAATCACACTAGAAGTAATTAACTGGCAAGCACAACAACAAGAGTCCGAGGGGACAAAAGAAGATAAGGAGAACACAGAATGACAACACTATCTACACACCGCACAGGCGGTGCTAAAGGTGCGAACGGATACGGAGAATACCAAGTGCGATACGCAAGTGATAGACAACAACAATTCATAAAGACATTACTAGAAACAAAAGCACATTCTTTTGTAGATGTAGATGTCACAACACTTAATGTTCAAGGTGCTGGAGAACTAATCACTAAGTTACTTGCGCTACCTAACAAAGCAGGAGTCATTAACTCTGCTAGTGAAAAGCAACTTTCTTTTGCGAACTCACTAATCAAAAAGAAAGAGGGCGGTACTGAAACTCTCAATCACTATCTACACAATCGCAAAGTATCTTCTTTAGAAGAACTAGACCGCAAAGATGTGTCTGAGATTATCAACGCACTAAAGTTTGCTAAAGAAGTTACACCGCCAATGAAGATTACAGAGGTTGGTGCTTACATACTTGACGGAGTTGTTTATTCAATCCGACAGAACTCTGAAACAAAGCGTTGGAGTGTTTGGACATACTCTGATACTGCTGAAAGGTATGTACGCAACGATAAGGAGTTTGGTGTTCTCTACAAGTTAGATACAACAGACCGCTTAACACTAGAACTTGCTATTAAGTATTCGGCACAAGTTGGTATCTGTGTTCATTGTGGCAAGACATTAACAGTATTGAAATCTGTTGCTGGTGGTATCGGACCGATTTGTGCCAAGAAGTATCACTAAGAAAGGAATGGAAAATGAAAGTATCTGAATTAAAAGAACTACTAAAGAAGTATGAACCTGATACACAGTTAGTTGTTGCGCTATGGGATAAAGAATGTTTCAAGGCGTTGGATACGGAAGCACGATTACTAACTGATAACGAATGGGATTATGTTGCCGAAAACTTTAGTGTTCAAGCACACGACCAAATGTTAGGCGCAAGTATTCGTGGTGTATTAGAAAACAAAATGAACTCAACAAATGAAGCAACAGAATTATTTATTGCTGACTTTATGGAAACTTATTTAGCAGGTACAACAGAAGAACAACTATGGGATACGGAGTAACAAATGAGAACAGTAAAAGAAGTTATAGATTATTTATCTACACTTAATCAAGACGATAAAATCTGGGCAATCTGGGTTGATAAAGAAGAACTAGCACAGATAATTACAGACACAGAGTACGAAGATGAAAACGGAAATCTACTTGAAGTCACACCAAAAGAAATTAGTAATGACTTTCTTGAAGATGTTATGTCTAGCGTTGATAACGCTGACTATGTGTGGGATAGGTTCTCAGATGAAGTAAGAGATGAAGCAAGAAATAAGTGGGAAAAACTACACGAAAAAATAACCGAAGCAAAAGAAGATACAGACCTATGGGATAAGGAATAAATAAATGACAACACAACTAGAGATACAAAAAGAAACAAGTGTAAATGTAAGTGGCAATCTTTCTTTCTATTGTTATGTGACACTAAAAGATAGTGAGCAGATAATCCTAGACATTGAAGAAACAGAATGGAGAAATGGAAGTTACCAATCAACAGGTGTGATAAAGAAGTTTAGATTAGAGAAAATAACTTATCAAAACTATTCTCGCAACAACCACGATTGGGTCAATCTTTATTCAATAGAGGTTCGTGGCTTTAGAAAAGATAAAGGTTTGCGATACAGAACAGACACCTTTTATAGCCTAAGTCAATTAGTAATTGACCAAATCCCTGACCACTATCACAACTACGCAAGAGAAGCGTTTGCTAAAGAAGTAGTGACACTACAAGAACGACTAACAACAATGACTAACAAAGGAGTATGCGTTGAACCTAGAAACTAATTCCGCAAGGACAAAATCTAAACGACTAACTAAAGGAATGAAACAAGATAAAGAACAAATCTTGGTTGGTACAAGAGTGCCTAAATCAGATTTAACTTTGCCAAAAGAAGTTTCAGACATTCTTATTGGGTTGCCACTAGATGAACGCAAAGCGTATGTGTTTGAGTTACGCAAAGCAGGTTGGACACTTCAATCTATGGCAACACCGCTAAAGATAACTAGAGAGTCCATTCGTCTTTACGGACTAAAAGAACCTAGTCTTGAAGTCTTAGCGAAGGTCAAGCACTTACCTATTGTTCAACCGCCTTTGATAGAACTTTATGTTGAAAGAGTAAAGCGTGTAAAGCCTGACCCACAGGTGATAGCGCAACTAAAAGAACTTCAACCTAAAGCGTTTATGGTTAGAGGCAAAGGTAAATCTAATCGTGAAGAAGCAGAACTTTATACACGACTTATCTATGAACTAATGGAGAGTGGTGTATCGGGTTATCGCATAGCAAAAGAACTTGGTGTTACTCATAGTGCGCTGGCGTTTCGTCTAGTGCGTTACGGATACACAACAAGCAACGGAACTTCGCGTTCATACAGAAAACTAACTAACCGAAAGATAGAAGGAGAGGGAAATGCCGAACTGGTGTAGTAACGAATTAACAATAGAAGGTAGTCCTAAAGAACTTTCTAAACTAATAAAGAAAGTTGAGATTACTAAGTCAGAAGCAACAGAAACTCATTCCGAGTCTGTGTTCTCTTGCCACAGAGTCATTCCAAGACCGATTGACCAAGAAGCAAATTGGTACGAATGGAATGTCGCTAACTGGGGAAGCAAGTGGGACTTAAATGAGGTTTGCTTTAATGGGTCAGTAGAAGACAAAGTAATTACTTATTCTTTTGAGAGTGCTTGGTCACCTGTTGTACCTGTAATTGAAGCACTCGCAAAAGAGTTTAAGAAACTTTCTTTTACTTATACTTTTTATGAAACTGGTAGCGACTACTGGGGCGAACAATCGTATAAGAAAGGAGAACTTATTAGTGACGAAAGCGGTGATACAAGTAGTGCTGGGTGCGAACGCCTTGAATACCTAATGGGTAGTCACCACTATTGCGCTGAGTGCTACGACCAAGTGGAGTGCTACGGAGATAAAACACCGAACCTTTGCGAAGATTGTTTAGCAAAAGATGATGAACAAGAAGTTTCTTTATGGGAAGGAGAAACAAATGTTAAAGATGTATCAGGTTTCTAGTGGTGTCTATCAGACAAAAGACGACCTGTTTCAGATAAAGAAGATAGACAAGAAGTGGAGTTGGTTCATACGAAGTGGCTCTGCTTGGATAGCAAAAGACAAAAGACAATACAAAACTAAGAACTGGTGCGAAAGAGCCATTGAAGTTGAAAGCGGTTTTGTTTATGATGATGAAACACTATGGGAAGGGTAAAGAAGAATGGCAATTAAGTCGTACAAAGTAGAACTAACTACCGCGATTGCGGTAACGATAGACAATGACGAACACACCGCTAACAACTTGTGGGAAGTTATTGTGGGTAAAGCAAAGACACAGATGATAGACCAAGACCTCAACGATAAAACTTATGTGTTGAAGGTTGTATCCGAAGTTACAGAAAGGGAATAAAAAATGGTACTAGACACAGGAACAATGATAGGAATGATTATCGCTCTCGTTGGCTCTCTCTCAGTAATGGGATTGTTTTGGAGAGAGAACATTCAGTTACAAAAGAAGGTTCGTATCCTTCAAGTAGCACTAAGAGATGAAAGGAGAAAGAAGTAAATGGGAACACTATTCGTTCGCAAGATTACAGAAGCAGATGAACTATGGTTCTGCGATAACTGTAATCAACAAGGTGTCCGAGCAAATGGCAAAGACATTATGGGTGCTAAAGAAGTTGTGATGTGGTTCTGTTACAACTGCGTAAGAAAAGTAACTGGGGTATGAAGTGCCAAGAGAAAACTGCTTACCCAAGTAAATACAAAGCAGAGAAGGCTATGTCTTTGATTTGGAAAAATCATTGGCTAAATAACAATAGAAAGAAACCTTGTGCTACTTACAAATGCGAAATCTGCGGTAAGTGGCACTTAACAAGCCAAGCCCGAAGGGACAAAACAAATAGCACCAAGAACTAAGACCTGTATTGGTTGTTACGAGGCACTACCACTAGCAAGGTTCAACAAGCATACACAAGGTCAATACGGCAAAAGAGCGAGATGTAAGAAGTGCCAATCCATTCTCCGCAAAACTTCAACGCAAAGAACGGCAAAGCGATTAGCGTTGGAGTCACAAGGTAAAAGACAATGTAGCAAGTGCGGTAAAAAGAAAGTCTTATCTTCTTTTCAACTTGCTAAACGAGGACCAACTCGCAAAGCAACACGAAGCGGAGTATGTAAGCCTTGTGTAAGTGAAAGACAAAAGAACAATCATCTAACTAAGAACCAAGAGTTAAGATTGTTCGTCTATACCTACAAAAAGAAACACCCTTGTAAAGTGTGTGGTGAAACTGATGTAGAGATGTTGGAGTTTGACCACATACACTCAAAGAAGTTTGACATTAGCAACGGAATAGCCAAAGGTGTAAGTATGAACTTGCTAAAGAAGGAACTTGCTAAGTGTGTAGTGTTATGTTCCAATCACCACCGCAAGAAAACACACGCTGAACGCAACACTTGGATACACAGGCTCGCAAAAGAAGATACAAAAAGAAAATAAACTAAAGGGGGATAGATTGCCAACTGGCAACCTATCCCCCTTTTTTTGCGTCATAAGTTACTCGCTGGTAGGGTGTCCTTATGGCTTACGCAATCAAACGCAAAGGGCGATTTACCGCCTATTACCGCCAAGACGGAAAAGTCAAATCCGTAGGCACTTATTCATCTAGGGCTAAAGCACTTAACGCTGGATTACTTGCCGAAGAAGGCGAGTTTAATCTAATGCCCGAAAACCAAAAGACATTCAACACTTACTTAGAGCAATTAGCACTCTCACCTGACATCAGAGTAATCACCCGTAAGAACTACATTACCCTGCTAAAGAAGTATGCCCAACCTTCTTTAGGTTCTAGGCGCATCTCCGCAATCACCAAGAAAGACATTAAGGCATTGTTGGATAACCTCGCAAGCAAAGGGGTTAGCCCAAGCACAATCTCCCACCTAAAGACTTCTTTAGGTTCTTTATTCAGGCTCGCCGTTGATGATGACGCAATAGCCACAAACCCAACCCACCGCATAAGACTAAGCACGCCCAAGCCTGACCCCACCTACACCCTAGAGCCTAAAGACTTTCAGGCTATCTTAAAGAACTTACCCACAGACGGAAGCGTTCTTTTAGCCCAGTTTCTCATAGCCTCTGGCTGCCGTTATGGGGAAGCCACAGAACTCAGAGTCAAAGACTTTAACTTCCAATCCAAAGAGGTCTATGTCAGGCGCACAGTTTCAGATGTTGGCTACGCATACCTGCCCGCAGGGACAAAGTCCGAGGGGACAAGATTTCTCATTGTTCCAGCAACTAAGAACGGCAACAAGCGAACTGTTGTCCTGAGCTCAGCTCTAGTAACAGAGATAAAGAAGTTTGTAAGGGCAAAAGCCCTAGCAAAAGAAGACCTGCTCTTCTCAAAGCACCTGGTTGAGTAAAATAGAAAGCCCTACCACAAGCGTAGTAGGGAAGCCTTACACCATTGGAAGCAGGACATTCCAACACGCAACAGCGTATTCATACAATGTGGGCGGTTGTAGGTGTCAGGTATGTAAGGAAGCGGTCAGGGAGTACCGCAATCACTATAGAAAGGACAAGGGAAAGGGCAAGGTAGAAAGCCTTAGCAAAAGCGAAAGCCTTAGCAAAAGCCTTAGCAAAAGCGGAAGCACTAGCAGAAGCCATAGCAAAAGCCATAGCAAAAGCCTTAGCAGAAGCGAAGGACACCTACCTCGTGACAAGTGGCGAGCCATTTGGAACGAAGCCATCAACAAGTCAGGGATTGGTTGGTATCCCACCACTCACGACCTACGGCACGCTAACGCTACTCAGTTGTTAAAGAACGGGGTAGATGTGCACGAGGTCAAAGAGCGGTTAGGTCACCAGTCAATCGTAACTACGGAGAGATACCTGCATCGTATCCGCCACCAGCAGTCAAACGCAGCCGAGGTTGTGAATGACTATTTGGAGTGATTATGAAACTAACAACAAAAGGAAAGATTGTGTTTGGGTCGTTGTTTACAGCGATGTTTTTGGCGCTAGGAATGGTGGTTCTACCCCCAGCCCTTAGCCCAGAGAAAGCCGAAGCACAAGCAGTAAAGCAAGAAGCGCAAGAAGATGTACTAACCAAGTATGTCAATGCAGATGACCTAACTGACCCTCAGTTAATTGAGTTACTGCAAGCCGTAGGCTTCAAAGGTCAAAACCTTAAAGAAGCGTGGGCTATTGCGATGAAAGAATCACATGGTAGTCCTCTATCTCACAACGGTAATCGTAAGACAGGAGACAACTCCTATGGTCTATTCCAAATCAATATGATTGGTTCATTGGGAGATGCAAGAAGGACTAAGTTCAATTTGGCTTCAAATGCTGAACTGTTCAACCCTGTGGTAAATGCCCAAATCGCTTATTTTATGAGCGGTGGAGGTAAAGACTGGAGCGCGTGGAAAGGAACAGAGACTGACGTTGTAAAGCGTTGGTTAAAGAAGTTCCCTTCTTAAGC